CATTAGCAAGTAGCTCTAAGGCTTTAGCACCTTCTTTTGCACCAATCTGTGCGTTATCCTGTAAAATCTGCGTTATCTGTGCAATAGTTCCATCTACATCGGTAGTATTGTCCTGTGCCATAATACTTTTGCCTAACATAATAAGTAAATTGTACACTTTGCGTTCCTCGGCAGTCATTGGCGGCAATTCATCAATACTATGATGACAAGTGCAGTGTTTTTTGTCCTTGTGTGTTTTAGTCTGTGCTTTTGGGAGTTGTCTAGGGGCTTTATACTCAATAGATATAGGCGATTTAAGCTGCCCTGCTACGCCCTTAGCCCATATACCATCAGCAGCAATTTGCCAGTTCTCAGGTAATCCTAGAGCCTTTACAGCACCAGTAGCACTCGCACCTGCACTAATCAAATTGATAAGGCTTTCACTTCTGATACGGTTGATTTCAGCTTTTACCTTTACACGCTCGGTAAGTTCTGGGATTTCAAGGTCGAATGAAATACCATAGCCAAGGCTCCCACCAACCACACGCTCAAGCTCATGCTCGAATTGATTCCAGAAGCTAACAAGAGCCGGATAGACACGCCGTCTTGTGAATTGGTGGTCGGATAACTCTGCATTATCGTATTTGGCGCTAGAATCATCGCCTAGGATGAAGTTCGAAACACCGATAGACTTATTCAAACGGTCGTTGATAATACTCACAATCTCTTTGATAGCGAGCGTAGAGTTGTTACCCTGGATAGTCTTTACCTCGATTTGGTCTTTCTCATCGCCAGAATCATTGTCAAATTGTCTCCACACATAGACAGTCTTGTTCTTGTTCCTCGCTCCTCTTGTTTCACGTTCTAGTTCGTGTCTTGTAGCATTGTATTTAGCTTCAGACGAGGCCCTAATAAATGTAATGGTAGCTGGCACAGCACCATTCTCGAAATATGCTCTCTGGTATTGAGCAACCAAATCATCAACCTGTGCCCATGCTCGGACTGAGCTTGCTGGGGATACACCACGTTGTAGGTCTCTCGGACTTCGGCTGAATCTTAATCGCATGACATCTTTTTCGAAAAGCACCTCCAAGCCTTTCGTAGTCATCACCTGCCATTCCCAACGCCCATATCCTAGGTACATTCTAGTCTGTGGCGGCAATATAGTATAACCTTCTACCTCTCCACGCTTGTTTTTCCATACATGTATATCAAGCTCGTCCTCAGTAAGCCAAGTAGCAAACATAGCGTCTGCAAACTCTGCCCAGCCCATCTCATCGTTCGGATTTCTTAACCATGCTAGTTCTGGGGTTCTATTAAGTGGTAACGGACCACCATTTTTACCGATACCATAAGGCATAACAACCTTCATCTCGTCGATAAGTGGTCGCACCTGAGCAAACATATTTTCATAATCAGAGCAGAGCGGGCTAAGCCGTAACTGATAGCTCAACTCTCTAGCAAAATCTCTAGCCCGTGCCTTCCTGCTCTTATTCCCAAAGGAATCACTAATCTTGCTTAGTATTGACATTCTTGCGCTTCGCTTTCTTCTTCGGTTTTACACTTTGCTTTTCCCCCTTAAGAGAATCTGTCAATTCTTGTAGGTCTTTTCCGAAATGCCCCTCTCCATCTGTAAAGAACGGCATTGTAGCTTTCCCAGCCTGTAAAGCCTCAAAGCAGTATTTTCTACCTTCTTCGGACACGAATGATACTTTGCGAATCGTGGCTTTTCTTGCCTTCGCAAACGAAATTTGTTTCTCCCCCCACCATTGACGACTTCCGCACATTGGGCAGTCTTGGTACACGAGTATAAACTCCTTTGCCATTATTCGTTCTCCATCTCACGCTTAATGAATTTGTTAATAGCTCCAGAGGTAATGTCATTTAGACGATTCAGACCAGTCTCGCCCCCAGCTAGATAAGTCCTGAGAACCTCCTTGTCATCTGGGCTTAGTTTGTTGCGAATAAAATCCTTAGCGTACTGCTCTTCAAAGCAGCTCGCAAGAACTTCATCGGCCTCTTTGATTTCAGCTTCCGTCCCGAATTTTAGACCATTCAAGCGAAGCCGAGCCTCTACATCAACTTTAGGTTCGCAAGATTTGCCCTTGAAGTCGATTGGCTCTAATCCATTGAAGTGTAACATAGCTCTTTGCTCCTTTAGTTGTTAATTTTATTATAGCACAATTCCAAGCAAAACGCTAAAAGCTAAACCGTTTCTTGCTAAGGTCATCAATGGCATAACGTAGACTGTCCATTAAGTGGTCATTCCCGTCCTGTGGTTCATCAATAGTCTCACCAGAACGCTTCTTCCTCCACGCATAAGATAGGTATTCTTGCTTTAGATTATGTCCAAAATAACAAATCTGCTTGTCTGATACCCGCTCAATGCCACGCAAAACGGAGCCAGGGTTTTTATCAGCTCCTACAATTCTCCACCCGGCTTGTTTGATTTCCGAAATAATCTCAGGCCTAGCAGAATCAGCCACGATAAGGACATTCGGGTCTACATTGTGCGACTTTAGTTCATTCGCATACTGGCTGGGCAATATACCCTTCTTATACAGAGTTTCCACGATACCGAGCTTAGAATCACCCATATCATAGATGGCAACGATAGCAGTCTCATCATTGGTAAAGCCAAAGTCTAGGCCATAACGCACCAGTTGGCCTTCCTTTTCAATTCTTTCTACACTTGTTTCTTCCCAACCAGAATAGATATTGCCCTCAAGCGAGCCAATCTGCCCTAGCCCATACACAATCCACCAGTTACTAGGTTCTTCGCCCGGCCTAGGTTTATTACTCTCTATATTCTCACGCTCCTGCGCTGATATTGCTTCATTATCAAGATATGTAAGCACCAAGAAGGTAGTCCTATCAGCCTGTTTTTCTACAAGTTCTTCGTGAGCCCAGAATTTAGAACTAGGGTTATAGTCCAATATAGTGAAATCTTTAGTACGGTTAGACATCTGCTTAAAGACTTCATAAGTAATGCCGTTGGCCTCATTTACAAATAGTACATCACGCCTAGGGCCACGGGAAGTCATACGGTCCACACTTTTGAACTCGAGTATAGAGCCATTTGGGAAGTGATAGGTTTTCTCGGTCTTGTTCCACCACTCATCCACCCAGCGTCCAGTTTCCTTCATAATAGCCTTGAAATCCCGAATAGCGCCTGTCGCAAGGTGGTCGTAAGTCAAGCCTAAAACTGTAACAATGCTATCTGGGTAGCTACCACAATAGCTCTCTAATAACCACATGATAGCATAAGTCTTTCCGGCACTCTGCCCACCTTGTATGACTTTATAAAATGTAGGCTCGCATAGAGCCTGTGTAATCTTATTGACTGCCGTAGTGATTGCCATTAACGCTCCCTCTTAATCTTAATAAAATCAACCCTCATTTTACGCAACTGTTTTATTAGTTCGTAGTCAGGCTTGGCACGCAAGAATTATTCCGTCCAACCACTCGCTCGAATTGCCCTACCCTGTTCTTCGGCCTCGGCTTTAGTTTTGTATAACTTCCCCGATTTCCCCCAACGGTAGCCTATAATCTTTCCGCCGGCGCTTCTAACTGCTACAACTGGCATAATCGCTCCTTAATTATATTCTTATTATACCACAAACTTGACAAGCCCACGCTCTGCTAGGAACTCTGCTCTGTCTAAGTCTACCTCAAACGCCCTAGAATACTGGTCTAAGTCTTTATGTAATTGACTATCATAATATCTACAAATAGGCTGCACCTTAATAAGGCTAGCCTCTTCAATGCGAGCAGGAGTAGGGAATATTTCTCGCAAATATTCGCCAATGTTCCCTTCGTTAAAACTATCATCCTGCGTACTTACAAAATTCCAACGCCGTACCCTATTTAAGTCATATTTGGTAACCCTAACCTTGTAATCAGGACTATCCTCGCCATCCATGTGATAATAATTGCCGTACAAAGCCCTTGTCATTGGTTCATCCGGGAATTTGCCTAGTAGCTCTGCCAATTTCTTCCGATTCATCAACATCGGCTTATGCACAGCGTAGTTTCTCGATGGTAAATCCTCACTTGCTAAAGTAGTAAGCAAGTGCCTAAGCCTCTTAGTCCAATCTATCGGGTGCCCAAATCCTCGTTCGGTCTTTTCTATAATATCAGTGATATTTTTATCATAATAAGCATGCACATCTTCAGATATCGGTTCCAAAGCAAAAAAGTCATCATTAAAGAGCCAGAAATCTTTACTCACTCTATCATCATTAGCAACGGCCTTCAATAACTCCCGGACATTCTCCCATTTGCTCGGCTGGTCTTGCTTAACCTTAATATACAAATCAGGGTTAAGCCCTTTAGGTTTCCCACCACAAAAGACAATCTTACGATGTGGGAAGTTTTCCACCACCGAGCGTATAGAATACCTCAATTCAGGATTAGTCGGAGTGTCCTTGAGCATATAAACAACATCGTACTTACCTTTGCGCTCTTTAATTTTAGGGTGGAACCCAAACCTTTTGAAGGTCTTACTGTTCTCATGAACCCTAATTACAGACTCAAGCCATAGTTTCACCTTCTCGGATTTTTCTTTTTCTATTTTAGCCTTTAATTCTAAATGAAGTATTTGCAGCCACTCTAAACATAGCCCACCCCGACAGATAGATTCCATGTCATCTAGATGATGTTCCACCAAGGCTCGCCCCACAACCCACATTCCATCATTAGCAATTAGCGCCTCGACATTGAATAGCTCGTCTTCTCCAAACGTCAAATCCTCTCGGAACTTCAAATGAATTTTCTCTAAAAATTCTCGGCGATAGAGTTTATTCCATACCAGCACCCAATTATTTCTAGGTAAATCAAGCAAATCATACCAACCACGCCTTGCCGTACGTAAAATTCTTACCGGAAATTGCTTGCAAACATACTGCCCATACTGAATAATATTGTGCGACATTTCATTTTCTGCCATCTTCACCATATGATTTGTAGCTCCAGGCACAAGAGCGTCATCAGCGTCTAAGAATGCGATGTAACGGCCTTTTGCGAGCCTCATACCATAATTGCGAGTGCTACTAACACCATAGTTCTTTTTGCGGTATATAATTTGGAATTTGCCCTTATAGGCCTCTAGAATCGCTTTAGAGCCGTCTGTGGAGTGGTCGTCAATAATTATAACCTCCAAGCCTTCAACTGGCTCTATACTGTCCAAACAACGCTCCAGAAACGGTGCTTTATTATATACTGGGATAATAAGACTAACTTTGGGAGTCGCCATTCTTCTGCCTTAACTTAGTCAAATCAACAATAGGCTTGTAATCCACAATCTCAGCAGACACTTGCTCTTTAAGTTGCCCACGAAGTTTCGCCAGTAATTCAATAGACTTAGCGTCGCCACTCTGCGCCTTAAGATTTAGCCTGAATAGCATCCCGACATCGTTAATCATGTCCTCATCTTCAATGCCAGCGTCTTTAAGAATAGCCCTGTTCTTCGGTGATTTAATGTCAAGCGAGCCAATCATATCGCCAATCTGTTTTAGTGTTTTCTTCTCACGACGAGCCTTGCCACTTGCGATTCCGCCAGCTCGCTGTTCACTCACTGTTAGGGTGTGATTTAGGTTTTGTTCATTTGCCATAATTGTTCCTCCATTTTATTATATCAATCTACCGACTATATTTCCATTATCATCCGAAACACAGATTGGTGGGAATACTTTACTAGCTAATATATTCTCTCTAAATAACACTCTGTTCGTTTCCTTCTTAACTCTTTGTGTAACGCACCATGGGAACATCATCTTCAGAGAATATGACTTCTTCCAAGAACAGTCTCCATTGTACAATACAGCATTCCCGTCTGTTCTATCTCCCTGACCCTGTGTGAAACATATATTTACTAATTCAGTACTAATCATCGGGATTCCATAAATAAGTTGTCGGTAATAATTGTAGCGGTAATCATCAGAGCATAAAGCTCCAAACCCTTTGCCTTTAATTTTATCCTTCTTGTCCATCAAGAAGTTATTGAATACTTTTCTATTTGCTACGAAATCTCCACTCGGAGGAGTAGCACCAGTTTTAGCCATACATTCTATCTTCAAAGTGTCATAAAATTCACTAAATCTCTCTAATATCTTTATCAAGCTCTCTCTATCTCTAATCGAGGAGTTTTTGCCTAACATACTACTTCGCACAGAATAATTGCTAGTATCATCATCTATTTCAAAGCAAGTATATTCATCGCCGTATTTATCTACGGCTTCAGCAATACCTTGCCTTCCAATTCCTCCACAGTTTCTTGGTCTAAATCCGAAGAACTCAAAATCGTCATTGATGTATTTCTTTTCATCATAGATATAAGTTTCGATTCCCTCTTTGGTATAAGTAATAGCGTTATCTTCAAATTCTTTCGGTAATACCACCACCATCAAATCTTTAGAATCTATCTTCTTTAGCCATTTAGCCGTGCCATTCTTGCTATACGGACCAACGCTCATCACTAAAATCTTAATCTTCATTGTTATATCTCGTCAAATTATCATCATATATCTCGCCAGTAATTCGGTCTAGCTTTAGAATTTGTTTCTCTAACGCTTCCTTCGGTGTAATAAATACCAAATACAATCTCTCTAACAATTTCTTTTCAGTTTCAGAAGCATCCCCCGACCTGTAGAATTTGATAATCTCATCAAAGTCAAAAATAGAGCATTGGCTCGCTCTTGTCTTTAATACATCAGCAATCTCTGGCCTAATCTGTCCTGTTTCAATTCCCTTATCAATATCATCAATAATACCACTATCCAATCTCTCTCGATAGAGTTTATCTAAATTATACTCAACATCATCAGAATATTCCGTTATAGTGCCGAGAGAAGCCGTATCTACTACTTCATCCATATCAAACGACAATATATCTACCCCCCAATCACTAGGGTCGAATCCATACTTTTCAGACTGTTCTTTTAAGTTCTCCTCGTCCCATTCCAAATCAGCACTCGCTGTAGCGTTATCGGCAAAAGCCATCCTACGACCCTGCTCTGAATCCAATGAAATATCAGTTCGCTTTACAGCCACAATCTCATCTCCAGTGGTTTCCACAATCTTTACTTTCTCAAGGCCAACAGAACCAGCAGCCTCGATGATTCCATTGCCAGCAATGATGTTATTGTCCTTGTCGATTAAGATTGAGCGACCTGCTCCGTTCTCCCGAAGTGATTTCTCAAGCAGGCTCATACCATACTCGGTATGTTTATTGAAGTTTTTATCATCGAATTTTAATTCATCGATTTTGCTCATAATTTCCCTCGGTTAGGTTCCATAACCTCATTATAACATACATTCAAAAAGCCTGCTTTTACACAGGCTTGAATATTCTGTACCATTTACTAACGAAGTGCCAGATAAACTAATACTGCAACTATCATTAGTAAGAATATAGCACCAATTTGTAGGAAGGTTTCTGCTATATCTCGTGGTAACTTGGAATTATCCATAGATTCTCCTTGTTATCCACTTCTATTATAGCATATTTAGAGAGAATCTTATTCTTCACCTCCTAGCAATTCTGGGTTCTTGTGGATGTTGCCGATAACTTCTAACTCTCTATTGCCAAATGCAAAAGCAACCTCTTCACAGACTTCTAGCTCAAAAGCGGCTGTTTCTTTGTCCCATTTTACAGTGCAATTTACTGGAGCTATCCCATTGCTACTTACTTTCACTACATCGCCTTCATATATCTCTTTGCCGTTCTTGTCTTTTATCCCGGTGTATCGCTCAAAATCTAAATCTTTTAACTTGTCAGCGTGTTCAAATGGTGATAAAGCGATTTCATACAATGTAAAACCTAGTTGCATATCTCCTACATAAGACTTAGCTTCTTTATCCCACGCTCTAAACTTAATTTCTCTACTCATTCTTCACCTCCTATTACACTTACCTCTATACCTTCTCTTTTGACAACCCATTTTTCATATCTTTTGTTTTCGTCAGTCCATAATACTATCGTGCTCATTCTTCACCTCTCTTCCTTTTTTGCTCAGCTACAAATTCTTTTCTGTATTTTTTAAGGCATTTAGTGCAGTGGTTGTCGGCCTCTTTGAGAGAGTTAAACAACACCGGAACTTTTTTACCGCAGTCTGGACAGCTCATTCTCCATCTCCTTTTCTAATATGCTGAATCTTATAAATAATTTGGCTCACCCACGCCCAATGCTCTTCTAGCAAATGTTCTATTAACTCCATATCATCATCGTCAAGGTTAATCTCGTCCGGTAATAATAATTCTTTGCCGTTAAGTTCGTATTTCATTCTTCACCTCCACAAGTAATCTTATATGGTGGTTCAAGGCTCGGTTCCCGCCCATAATATGGTTGCATAGGGGCTGACGGTATCGGTAAAATTCTCTCTGGACACTTATTTTGAAGCTTAACGAGCTCTTTCAATAACTCCACCTCAGTTTCTAGATGGTCAACCCTTTTTTCTAGCTCTTTTACAGTGCTCATTCTTAACCTCCTACGGCAGTCACCTCGTGGGAGCAGTACCACTCGGCTGCCTTATTAAGTTTTAATGCCTGCTCTACGGTTATTTGCCCCCACCTGTCTCTAAAGCTACTCATTTTTGTCTCCAATTTTTTTCTGCTATATCATAATAGTTATCTTCACAATGTCTAACTATAACATTTTTATTGAAATACTCTACTACAGCACTTATAGCTCTTTCTTCTACGTGGTTCAATTTTTCATTTAATACCTTATTTTCAAGTTTAATATTATTCAAATCCTTTTCTAATCTTTCAACTTCACTCAGCAAATAATTCTCTCTCTCTCTTCAAGGCTATGCCAACCACCCCATTTTCTCATATTGTCAATTTTCCATCTAGTTAACCAGCTCATTTTACCTCCTTGCAAGTATCATTAGCTGGTATATAAGTTTTCTTTCGTACCGGAGCATATTCATACCTACCAGTTCCAAAATTGTAGCTTGTTCCAGATTCAATTTGCTCTGACATTCCATCATTACAATCAAATTTTTTAACATTATGTGTTAATGCTACCATTAAAGCGCCAATAATCATACCAGCAGCTAAGAATAGCCCAATCCAGAACATTTTTTCAGCTTTACTCATTTATTATCCTTTCTTATTATCATTACAGCTGCTAAATCTTCGCCTTTATCAAATAGTCCACCTAATTTACCTGATACCTCTAATAGCGAGTCGCATTCAATACTTTCGCTCCCAGATACTACATAATATTTGTCATATCTTCCCATATCCGCTATCCTAAAATCTTATATAATCTTATTGTAAAATCTTGAAGTGCTATTCTATCCTCCAGTGGTAAATTAGCAACCCATTTTTGTAATTTCTTATTGCTCATTCTCCATCCTATCTAAATTATCAAGCGCTATTGCCCTCATAGATATAGGTTCCCCATACCTCGTTGTTAAAGTTTCTATTGGTGAAGCGCATATAACATCATTTGATACTGTATAAGTTCCTTTGTACGCTCCCTCTAATATCTTAATTGTAACACCCTTCCCACAAGGTATTTTGTATCTTGCTATCAATACTTTCCTATCATGGTAGCGTGGTTGTTTTATTGTAATCATTTTACCTCCTCTTTATTGGCTCGGACTCAACACCGAGCCAACCCTTTCTTAAGCTATCGCCAATCTGCGAGCCTCTCTTAATTCATTATAATCGTTACGAGCCTCTAAATCATTGCTAGCAAGCTCACACCAATCGATATTATTCTCAACCCAAGTTCTTAAGCTCTCGCCTAGTTCTTCTGTTAATTCATCGATGATAGCCTCACAACTAAAGTCGCCATTCTCGTCAATATCGTTATGGATATCTTGTGCTCTTTTTGTAAGTTCTTTTGGTGTTATGGTGAAGGTATAACTTCTCATTTTGATTCCTTTCGGTTACTTGTTGTTACTTTTATTTTAACAAACCATAATCCAAATGTCAATACTTTTCTAGGACTTTTTTGCATAATACTTTGGCTGTTTTGTATATTTGTCGCTAATGATACCATGTCTAAGGGCATACCTCTTAATAGTATAGTCTGAAACACCTATACGCTGTGCGATAGCATGAATAGATTTACCTTCTTCAATCTGTTCATTGATATAAGAACTGAATACTTCGTCCAATTTCTTTTGTAGATTTTCACCACGTTTACTGGCTCGTCCACCCTTAGCACCAGCTATCCTAGCACGCTCTGGGTTACTAGCAAATCCCCCAGTATGCCCATTCATACCACCTTTACGGCCCATATCGGCATAGTAAGTGTCCCCATAACGCTCTTTATTAGTTTTTGCTGCTTTTAATCCCCCACTGCGGTTACCCGACATAATTTTTATTCCTTCCTTTAGTTTAAGTTTAATGTCTTATCTTCGGCATAAATCTGCTGCACTCTTTGCTTATACTTCTCATCTGCAAGAGCTGAATATCTATTGATTTCTTCAGTCTCGCCATTCTTTTGTATGAACCTCTCCACTTTGCTCATCTCTAATAAATAGTCCAGTTTCGCATTGGCCATCTTCATAAGACCACGATGGCTTAGCCCATTCTCTTTGCTCATTGTGCTCCTTTCGGCTTTTGCACAAATACTCGCTTGTGAGTTGTGTCATTTATGATAGATAGACCGTCAATATCTCCACTTTCGGTATAGGTAATCTTCTCGACACTAAACTTGTCATAGCATCTCTGCTTCCCACCGAAATTAGATATTTTGCAGTCCTCTGCTTTAATCCAGATAAACGGTGCCGTGTAAAGCTCTCTACCGATTCCCCAGTTGACGCAGGCTCTTTTGAAACTGTCCGAGGCAAGACCTTTTTCAGCTTCAGTGTTGCTCCCCGTTCCAGTATCTTCTTTAGATACCCATTGGGCTTTGCTCTCATCCCAAATACTCACGATACAGTTCTTATTATCACGGGTGTGCTCTCTTTTCCAATTCATCGGCCCCACCATTTCGTCTAATATGTTCATATCGCACCGAGCGTCTTTGTAAAGAAGCAAGGTCAATCCATTCTCTTTTATTTGCCCGATTCGGCATTCAATCTCATCGGCTCGCAGCTTCCGGACTTCAAATTTCTTATCTTCCATTGTAATTCTCCTCATTATAGAGTATATCTGTCCAGTCCTCGCCATATAGCTCCTCGGCATATTTCTTAATTAAGCTCATTAGTCATCCTCCCGATTTAATTTATCAGATAAGATTCTGTTAATAACCTTAATCTCTGCCAGGCAGTTATTAAACTGGTCATCGAGCTTCTTTAGCAATTTGTCATTCTCTTTGATAAGCTCTTCGAGTTTCATATCTCTCTTGACTTCAATAGCCTCTGAGATAGACTTCCTCTTAATAATTTTGATTTTCATTTTGTCTCCTTTCGGTTACTTGTTATTGTACTTCCATTATAACTAACCACAAACTGAATGTCAATACTATTTTTGAATTAATTTGTAGTTAGTTTTCCACAACTACATTCCAAGTTGCTCAATTCTACCAGATTCAAGCAATCCCGCCCCAATAAAGAGTACTGCCCCTAAGATAATGTAGATGATTGTTTTTACGGTTTTGTTATTCATTTTTGTTTCCTTTCGTTTATACCCCTATAATAACAAACCACAACCTAAATGTCAATACTTTTTTCAAAAAAAGAAAAGCACCCCCAAATCAATTCAAGGAGGAATTTTCGTGGGGGTGCCAACACATATATGTTTAGGTCATATTAGTTAAGTACCTTATGAGAGGTACTCAAACTCGTTTTTAGGCGGTACTATAATTCAGCTAAAATACCGAATCATCATCCTCATTATACATAAATTGCTCGACGAATGCAATAGCTTCATCAGCACCTTTACAAATCTTATTTGGAATCCCAGCCGTTTCATATATCTTACCCCATTCTTTCTGTTGTTCTGATACTGTACCACCCTTCTGACGCTTCATTTCTATTTTTAGCAACTGATAATCATCTATGGTTTTATCTATCCCATAGACCGGAACAAAAATTTCGTAGTCCCAAACTCCAGCGCTCTGTCCCATCCGCTTTAGCTTGGCACCACGAATCATAGCGTTCCTAGAACTACTCCGACTCTCATTTGCGATATGTGCGTGTGGTATATGTCTGACTTGCAACCACATATGAAACTTGACGCATTCATTATCTTCTGTGGGAATCGGAGTTGTCATATTTTCAGTCTAAGCGACTGTTTTCTTTTTGTCAAGTTTCTCAGGCTTAAATCCTCGATACCAAGCCTTATATTCTTCAACTTCTCTGGTGACTCTACCATTGCCGCCATTATTATGATAATCTGTATATTCAGCTTCAATATTATCTCTATTTTCTGGCATTTGTCCTAGAATCTCTGTCCGGATGATATCTTGAGTAATCATATTCTCAATGCTGGACTTAGCAGCATTTCTAACAGCAAGTTTTCGCTGTTCTTCATCACGCACGATAGCTTCTTCACGGTCTTTTAACCTTTTACTATTAAGATATGCGGTAGACAGCGCAGTAGCAGTAGTAGGTATTGCAGCGATTAGGGCAATTAAGATTTGTGTTCCGTCCATAAGCATATTATAACACAAAAAAGCCACTCTGTGGGTTATTCATCCAATATAAGATATTAAATCCTATATTGTCTTATATCAGCCATCCACAGCACAGCCTGTGGTAAATTGCTTAGGGTCTATCTGTGCTTTGGTATTCGCCCATCCGTAATTATATCAGAGTGGCACTTATATTATACCATAAATACCACAAAAAACCACCGCACTTAACCCGACTTAAAAGTCCAGTGGTGGCGGTGGCCGAGTCATCGGTGCAACTGCGTAGCCATAGTCTAATTTACTAACGGTCCACACACCGAGTTTTCTCTCAGCTGTAATTTTATTATACCAAAGAAAATGGGCCGGCTACAAGAGCCGACCCGAAGTTAAGGGAGGGTAAAGTATGAAAAAGAGTTATGCGCCAAAGTCAGCATAGAATTTTCCATATTCACAAGCCGATAGGCAGAGTTTTAAGACTTCCAAGCCCTCTGCCTTCGGCCCATCAAAAGTCACAGTGTAGTATCCGCTCTCTCCACCGAGATGGGTTCCTGTGTGTAAGTAAACTTCTTTCCACAGCTCATTTAGATCTACACTGGGACTTAGAAACACTTTTAGGTGCAGCTTGTCAGCCATTTGGTCACCCCCTTTACTTGGTTATACTAAACCCGTGAAACTCAACCGACTCAATTATATCCGTCAGTCTTGCAATAGCTTCTTCTTCCTCAAACT